GTAAGCGTATCGATGCCGTTCTTAGCGATGTTGCCAAGCTGTTCATTCATGGTTCCGAAGCTGTGCGCGTAATCATCAATCTGACCCGCAACGGTCTTCGGCGTATCGCGCTTTTGGTCACGCTCTAGATTGCTGGTTTCGTTACGCTTTTGCGTATCACGGTTCTTCTGTGCAGCGGCGCGAAGACGCTCGACTTCTTCACGCGTGTAACCCGCGCGTAGACGGTCAAGCGCTAGGATGTCCTGTGCAACCTTGAACGCTTCGTCTTCCGCTTGCTGCCGCTTCTCCAAGGCTTGACGCTGATACAGAGCGCGCTTGCGTAGGTTCTTGGTTTCATCCGCCAGACCGTTAAGTCGGTCGGCTTCTAGGCGAAGCTCTTCAGCGCGCAAATCCACGACTTGCTGCGTAATCTGGTTCTGCTGGTCGGCAACGTTATTACCATGTTCCATCATCTCGTTGGTGATGTTCTGCTGATAAGTCGTTTCAACGATTGCCGCCGCGCTTGCCGCTGCCGCCTTCGTGATTTCGCCCTTCTTCGCGCGACGCTGCAAATCTTCTACTTGGTCGTCGCGCTCTGACTTGAGGTTTTCTAACGCAAACTTGTGACGCTCGTCGAATGTCTGCGCACTCGCTGTGAGTGCGGCACGATAAGCCTTTTCCGCTTGCTCGATTGCCTGATTAGACGCGTCGGTATTGTCGGATGGCTTGCTTCCGCCACCACCCTTGCCGCCCTTGCCGCCCTTCTTATCGGTTGCCCCGCCAGTCGATGCCGCGCCGTATTCTTCGAGCTTCAGACCACGGACGCGCCCGACATTCTTAGCGCCTTCATAGGCAACACGGACGCCACGCGCCCACGTCTGCCCCTCTTCGGATCGAAACGCGCGCTCCCTAGCTGCCTGTCGCTGTTGTGGCGTTAGCGGGGTGGTGATCGCAGGGAGGCCCGGACCGCTGAAGGTGGTATTGCGGCGAAGCTCGCGACCCTCTTCACGCGATACCCGCTCGTCAAAGCCGATCCGCGCCTTGTCGCGGAGCTTCAGACCTTCCGCCGCATCCAAGCGCGCCTGCTGAAGCACGAGTGCCTTTGCCGCTGCTGCTGCTAGGTAATACGCATCCTTCAGCTTGTGCGCTTCGCCTGTCATGTTGGCGGTAGCGATTGCAGCTTGGTGTTCCGCCGTTGTCAGATTGCCCGTTTCGACGCGCTTCTTCGACGCGGCCTTCTCCGCGTCCTGAAACGCATTGTATTGCGCATCAATCTTCGAGTTTAGGGCGGAGGTTTCGAGCGCGGCCTTCGCACTGCTGACGCCAAGGTACGCAATACCCGCGCTAAGCGCCATGACGGCGATACCGATAGGACCGCCAAAGAAGGCCAAGGCGGCACTAAGGCCGCGTGCGGCGACCGCTGCCGTCGCGCTAGCCGTGGACACGCCGTAAAGGGCGCTGGTGCGCGCGATCAACGCCACCGTGTCTGCGATACTGGCAACGGTCGAACGAACGGTGGCGGCGGTGCCGAGTGCCAGACCAGCAGCCGCGCGACCAAGAGCGGGAACGAAGGTAGCCGCGTAGATGCCGCCAAGGACGGCCACCGACTCTACCAGAATATCGAAGTTGTTCGCCATCGAGGCAAGCGCGGCGGTTACCTTCTCGCTAATCGCCCAAGTTTCATCGGCTTCCCCGAGATAGCGCGTAAATGCCGTGGTTAGATTCTGGAACGATGCCGCGACCGTAAGGGGTGCCTTAGCTGCCTGCGATTCCAGCGATGCGGAACCGGCAAGAAAATCGTTGAAGAAGTCGCGTGATGTGACCTTTTGCTTCAGAACTTCAGCACGAAGCTTCGCAACGCTGCCGCCATACTTCTCGTTGCCGCGTGCAACGGCTTCGAGGATCGGACGCGCACCTTCATTGACCGAGTTAAACTCTTCGGCGTGAACGACTGCACCACCCAAAAGCTGCGATAGCTGAAGAAGTGCGCCGCTTGCTTCTTCAGTCGAGGTTCCGGCAACTCGAAGTGCGCTCGATACGCCGTTGGTGAACTGCAATAGCTCCTTCTGAGTAGCGCCAAGCTCCTTTGCGGAAGCCTGTGCGCGACCGTACAGCTTGCCGAGCGGTTCCAGCGCCACGCCGTTCTTAATCGCGCTCGCATAAAGCTGGTCCTGCACCTGATTAAGTGCCGAACCCGCCAGACCGGCAACCTTCAGGGAGTTGGTGAAACGCGTGTAGGAGTCTGCCGCCTGTAGCGCCTCCCGTCCTGCGAACATGCTGGCAAAGAGGCCAGCATATTGTTTGAGCATCGGACCGATGCCGCGAAGCTGGCCTTCGAGCGCCTTACCAATGTTAGAGTTTGCCCACGCATTATTCGCCGCCTTTGCGGCTCGTGCGTGTGCGGCTGCTGCATTAGAGGCAGCTTGATTATTAAGACGCTGAAGCCTTTTAAGCTCAGCTTCCATTTGTGTGATGTTTGCAGTGAAGCGTGTTTCGAGAGTTGCAGAGGGACCGGCCATCCCATATTTAGCCGAATGGCCGGTTCGTCTGTTAGTCGAGCATCGCCATAGCTTTCTCGAACTCATCTTCGGTTGGTGGCTTCGGACTTCCTTCCGAATCTCCGCCCACGTTGTTAGCGAGCTTCCAACCTTCTATCGTCATTAGGAACTCCCAAAGAGACATTTCCCGTATTTGTTTCGGCGTGTAGCCTGCTGCCCCGCCCGCTTTGAAGAACTCACCCCACTTCAGTCTTCCGAAGGGGTCTGGTTCTTCATCGTCGGGGCTTCCGCTTCCCCCGGTAGTGGTTCATCCTCTATGCCGCTCAAAGCCGCGTAGATGGTGTTAGCCGCCACGGACATATAATCCATAAGATAGCCTTCCTTGACGCATCGCTTTACCATGTCGAAGGCTTCCTTCTGAGACATGCCGCCGCCGATAAGACCAAGGCGGATGGTTTCGCGAATATCGTCTACAAGCCATTCGCCTTGAAGAAGGCGGGTGGCTACGACGTTCGGACCAACACCAAGCTTTTCTTGAAGCTGAATAAGTTCATCAATCCCTAGACGAAGGCTGTAATAGCCTTCGCCTACGAACTGGTCTGTGAGCGTTGCGGAGCGCATGGAACTGCTCATATTATACGGTCGGCGTGATGGTTACAGCGCCAGCCTGCTCGAAGGTCATCGAGCACTCAGACGACTTCAAACGCTCGCCAGTGATGTTGAACGAAGTCAAAACATACGGTCCGGTAACAACCCAGACGCCATCCGTGATCTTGATGTTCTTGATGGTGCCCTTCGACGCCCACTGAAGGTAGCCCACGACATCGGCCTTATGAACCATGCCAGCGCCATCAATCTTCGTATCGACGCTCTTCACGCGGCGGATCATCTGTGCGGGTGCAAGCTGGTCGGCTAGATCGACAAGTTCGTCGGATTCGGTAGCCGTGGAAAAGCTGATACCACGGGTAGTGTTGATTAGGGACGGTGCCGCGAAAACTTCGGGTGTAGCGCCGTTGCCAACCTGAATCACAAGCTGTGCGCCAAGTACCGGCTGAATATATGCCATTATTAGTAATCTCCAGAAAAGGGGTTCTGAAGATTATTTATCCCGATGGCTTATTCGGTCGGCTGGATCAGGTAATCGAACTCTAGTGATGCCTGCTGCGTCATTCCGTCCTGCATAACGCGAAACGAGCTAGACCCAACGAACCATTCGACGACTTCGAATCCGTCGAGTTCAAGTGGCCTGTTCAGAGCTTCCGTGACACGCGCGGCAAGCTCCTTCGCTTCCGACTTATCAGCAGCGAACACTTCGATGTTCGCGGTTGCGTCCGTAAAGTCGCCGCCATCGAATGACGGCATAAGGTCGTCATCGCCAAAGTAGATATATGGCAACGATTGCTTCTCTGGCACATCGTAGAACACGCTGCCGCCCGCAAGCTCCTTTAGAGCGTCATAGACGGCGTTTTGCAGTGCTAGGGAGGGATTGCGGTAGCTCATGGGTAAACCGCCTTCAGCGCCTTGCGAATGGCGGTACGCATGCGGTTACGATGCTTCTTCCGCATGATCGTTCGAACGGATCGGAAAAACCGAGCGCCGGGGATGAACTTGCTGCCCAGCTTGTGGCCGAACTCTAGCGGAATGATGTAATACAGCGCTGCCGAGCCGATGCTTACCACCTTCTCCAACTTGCTCGCGTCGCCATCGCTTTTTTTGATGGTCGAACGGATGTGGTCTTGATCGTTACCAAGCGGGGTGGCGCGGTTCAGCCGCTTCGCAAACTCGTCCTGCGACTTCGTGTTAGCATCCTTCACCGCGTCCCGTAGCTGGTGCGGAAGGTTGCTGATTTGCTGGTTCCATTTAGCGATTTCGCTGTTTGCGTTCCAAAGGGTCATCGGTTGGCCACCGTGCCGGTCTTCGCTTCGATCACAAGCCAACGCTTGCGGCCTTCGTCCAGCGAACCAATCCAATCGATGGCATAGACGACGCCGTTACCGTCCGTGATCGTATCCCGGCTGGTGATGGTGGCGGTGTTGGCATCGTAGCGAACGACGATCTCGTAAGGCGTCTGCGCGCCAAGGCGCTGTGCCTGCACCACCTCACCACCGCGCTTGACGGTGATCGAGGCAGGCACGCTATCAGCGATGACCGCCGTTACCTTCATCTTGCCGCCCTTGCCGTTCGGTGCCTCACTGGCACGCGTGACGGTGATACGGTCGCGCAAGCTACCCGCGCCCAACCCTTTGATCACTCTTCGTCCGAATGCTCGTCGAATAGGTCATCTTCCGCCATATCGGCGTAGTTGGCAGAACCCTTGGCAACCGCCTGCGCGGCGCAATCGTCGTCTACAAGGCATTCCATGCCAGCGGCGTAAGCAATCGTCAGGTAATCATCCTGACGATAATCGAAGTCCCGTAGGAAGTGAATCTGTCTCATCACATATTTAGCTCAACCAACCCGGTAGCGAGCCAAGATCGTTTCGACGCCCATAGGGACGGTTTCGAGCTTTACCGTGCTGGTTGCTTCGCGGTTTTCGTAGAGATGTCCGACCAGCATAACGATTGCCTGCCGTAGATCGGCTGGAACCTTCGTGAAGCCTGCCGTAAATGTCAGCACTACGCTTCCGTCGCGGGGTGTCGCGCGGATATCGTGGTAGACATGGCAAGGGTTCGTGTTGCGGTCGAAGCGAAGAGCCGTAGACGATTGGCCTACGCCTGCATTGTCCGTCCACTCGACCTTATCGACGCTGCGAACCGGATAGATGGGGATCGTGAAGCTTGGCCAAAGTCCGTTCATAGAGAACTCGTAGATCTGCGGACAAAGCGCGATACCGATGCCGTGCGGCCCGTCAATCATCGCGGTAGCGGCTTCGATCAAGTTGGTTAGGTAAGCGTCCTGACTAGGATCGCTAATGTTCAACTGAAGCTTTACATCATCCACAGAAACGGGAAGCTGCGTAGGTTCGATGGTGCGGGATACTCGATTGAAGCTCATGCCGTATTTAGCAAAAAGGGGAGAGCTTGACGCCCTCCCCTATTGTTAGCGAACTTCCTTCGCTGCGGATTTGGTCACCGCCTTTTCTCGCTTCTCCACGATGGGAGTAGCGAAACCGGCTGCGCAAAGGCTAACTGCCTCTTTGCCGTCTACGATATCACCGGGAGAGCGGTTAGGCTCCCCGATAAGATTGGCTGTCACAGTCGCCTTCATTAAGCGAGCTTCAGCGCCTTAACAGCGCTGTTGTCCAAGAGCTTGCCGTCGAAGCGAGCAAGAGCAACGAAGCCAACCTGATCATAGTCGGCGTAACGCTCTTCGAGGCGGCGGACGTAGATGTCGCGAACCTGACGAACGGTGTAAGCCTTCAGGTCACCAAACAGAGCAACCGTCTTGCCGGTCGTGAATGCCGAATCCATGTAAGGATTGATGACAAACGGACGGCCAAGGATCGTCTGCGGAGCGTCAAGCGACATACCCGGCTGCCAGATGAAGGAACCCGTGTTGTCCTTCATGGTGCGTGCCTTCAGCAACACCGAGTCATTGAACATCCAAGTTCCGGTGCGACGATAAGCGGCGTCAATCGCGTGCTGAAGCGCGAAAAGCTCCTCTACCGAGAACGCCGTTGCCAGCGCGGCAGTCATGGTGGACGCGGCGGTTACGATGCCCTCTGGCATGTTGACGCCCGTACCAACGGTAAGGTCTTCGTTCAGACCGCGACCGATACGACGCGCAAGCGCGCCACTGATCGTGTCATCGACCGGAATAGCGGCATCCTGAAGAAGCTCGTTGGAGACGCGGACCAGCTTCGAAGTGTACTTGTACGCGCCAAGCGTCTTCGAGTTGAAGGCCAGATCGTCTTCGGGAATCAGCGTGTTTTCGCCGATGATGACGGCGCGCTTATCGTCGTCAAAGGTCGGCATCTCGATTGGGTTGCCGCTTGCGGTCGAAAGGTAGTTAACCAGCGTCGGGTCGAGCATCGGCCCTTCGGTGCGAAGGCGCGTAATCAGCTTATTGATGAAGCCGGTCGGGACCAGTGCGCCGCCCTTGGGGTCGGTCGCAACGCCCATGGCGCGGATTTCCGAAAGGGACTTCTCGCCACGGATATAGGAGTTGAATGCGGCTTCGCGCTTCTCGTCGGTGTCGTTCTCGTGACGAACGGCTTTGCCGGTGTCGCCAATGTCGGTGACGATCTCACCAAACGAACGGTCGCGAGCTTCGACGCTTTCGAGACGTGCGGCGCGCTCTGCGAGTCCGTCGCTTTCCTTCATCATCGCGTCGAACTGCGAAGTCACTTCTGCTTCGTTCGAGCCATCAGTCTTGATCGTGTTAAGTAGATCGCGGCCTTCGTGCGCGAGCTTTAGTGACTTCGTGCGAAGTTCAGTGATATTCATCGAAAGTAATCTCCAGAAAGGGGTTCTGAAGATTATTTATCTCGCGAGGTTCAGAGCTTGCCGCGCACCCGAATAATCGCGTCCACAGCGCGCTTTCGGCAGTCCGTTAGAGTTCTATCGAATGGCTTTTGGTCTTCGAATGCCTCTGCAATCTCTTCGGCTACTGTAGACGGTGTAACGCGTCCTTCCTGCCACTTATCGAGACTGCGCTTTGCCGCGCTCGTGTCGGGATATGCCGGGTTGATTACAAAAGAGACTTCGGAAAGATCAACTTCTTTCAGCGTCCGAAGAATCGAGCCGTCTTCAAGTTCTTTCCATTCCTGTTCGCGGACCATGAAACCGAAGCTCATTCGAAGCTCGCCATCGGCAAGGCTATCAAGCTGTGCAGGCGTGAAGCGCTTCGTATCGAGTTCGAAGGCTAGGCCGCGTTCGTCTTCCGACAAGGAAAGCTTACCCGATCCGGTGGAACCAAGCGGCTGCGCATCACTGTGCGCCCACAAAGCGAAGATGTTCAGCGTGCCCGCCTGCGCTTGCGCTAGGGAGCGCTTGAAC